TTAACAGCGCTACCCGCAACGTCTTCATCTAAGTCAGCCACATCGTAAGTGGTTTCGTCAAAAAGACCTATGTAAACACCACGAGAGTTAGTCCAATCTCCGCTGTCCTGCTCGAACTCAAAGTACTCTCCGTTCTCAGAGATTGTCTCGTTAGAGTATATTCCATTGCTAGTGTCGAAGTTTCCCGCCTCGGCAGTTGAAGTGTAACCTAAGGTTGAGCCTGAGCCCGTCTCTGTGATTCTGTCTCCATACACTGTAAAGCTAGCAGAGCTGCTTGTAGTAGTGACAGTAGTTTGAGTATTACCTGTGTTAGAACCTATGGTAGTTCCGCCTAGAACCTCGTTGAGCCTGTCTACAGCGGCGTCAATAGTGTTGAATCCTGTTACAGCTCCGTCAAGAACACTGACATTGTAGTACCTCAAATGCGTGTAAATATCCTTGTTACCACGAACTGTAGATATTTTTATAGTGCCGTCCGCTTGGCTCGAAGCATGAAGAGAGTTAACAGCGAAAATATCACCATTGCTAAACAATACAGTAGTATCGGTAGCGTCTCTTTGAGCGTCCAAAAGGTCGGTTTGACTAAATACAAAAGTACCTGTGTTGCTTAGTACGTTTGCATTAGCTGTAATATATTCAGCACAATCTGAAGGAGATACAAAATCGTTCCCATCCTTGTCTTGAAAATCTGTATAAGGCAAGTTAAAGAACTCATAAATAGTTATTCCCTCTTCTACAGTTCTAATTTTATTTACTACGTTTACATTGTTTGAGTTGTCCTCATTTATCTCGCCCTCTAGACAAGAGTTCCAATATACAGGGTTTGTTGAACCCACAAATGTAATACAGTTACCTGCGTCGTTTCTTGTTACTTTAATAGCCATTACTTAGTTATTGTTACTAACATTGTTAGTGGTTGAATAATTACAGGATTGTCTGATTTGATGCACGGTAAAGCGATTGCATTAACGTCTTCGTTACTAGCAAGATACGCCGAAGAGGTCACACGTTGAAGTCTTTTAACACCAACAGTTCCTTGACCGAAAAATGTTGTAGCTCCTTGAAGGAAGAACTCAAATGTAATAGCATCCGTGTTATCCCGAGTAGCCCACCACAAGCCTGTATCTACTGTAGTGTTTTGAACCTGCGGTATGATATTATAATCAAAGCGAACCTGTACTAAATCACCAACCTTAAGGCCATCTAGCTTGATAGAGCCTGTGTCAGCAGCATTGCTACCTGTCATTGTAGAGCCACTCCAATCAGATAGGTCGTAGCTAATCAAAGTAGTAGTCTTACCCGCAGGCAAGTGGTCTCCACCGAACATTCCAAAGCCTTGGAAGTTTGTATTCGGGGCAGGGTCACTCCAATACGGGCTATCAACAGCCTCATGAACGGTGGTGCTCAAAGGAAATCTGCGATAGTTTCCTGCATCTACATCCGCTTGAGTATAGTTAACTCCTGAGTTGCCTGAGTGTCCAAAAACACCTGAGCTTATTTCTGTCTTGTCAGCGAACCCGCCCGTGAACTCGTATCCCGAAGCGTTTACCACTATTTCTAAGTCAGCCTTCTTGGTAGTACCCGAGGCAGCCTGAGTAGTGTCAGTTGTGTCTACGACGGGCAGGAAAAGTCCCGAGCCGTCTACGTTACCCACGTTGGATAACTGTGATATTTTTGTATTGCTCATTATAGGTTCTCTCTTATTATGTTACTTCCATCTTCTCTAGCTAAAGGAGTGCCATCTTCCTCAGTTATAAAAGAAACAAACAGGCTACGCCCTTGCTCTTTTGTGAGGTTAGTTAATATGCTAGGTAATCCTAAAGGCATTATCGAATGTATGCTATTACAGTTCCTGTTCCAACCGATACGGTTTGAAAGTCGCCATAAATTATCATCCCTTGAGCTAAGTCTACCCCACCTAAAGCGTCACCCGACTGAGTCGTTGTGGTTACATTGGTGGCTACTGCTAGACAGTAGATAGCTACATACTCCTCTCCTGCGGGTTGAGAGAATGTATTATCAACTACTCTGAATCCCTCCTGAGCAAATGCCGCGTTTTGGAAATCACCTGTTGAGGTGAAATTTGTTTTTCTTGATGCCATTTTATATTTGGTTTATTATTTCATCATTGAGTCTAGGAAGCTGTCTTCCTCTTCCTCGGGTAGCTCGCCTCTTTCGCCTTTGCGCTGAGAGATTAGCTTAGATTGCTGAGCGGCTTGTTTCTTCACACGCTCATCCTTGCGGTCTTCCTGCGCGTCTAAAACAGCTTTCTTCATTTCTGAGCTAGCTCCTGCTACATCTTTAGCGTTAGCGCCTTTGAGTTTTTCTAATTCTAGTTTGAATTGATACTCCATCTGCATGCGCTGCATTTCCAACTGAGCCTCCATTTGCTTGGCCTGCATGTCTAATTGAGCCTGAGCCTGAGCTGTTTGCATATCTGCCTGAGCTTTAGCTTGAGAAGCCTGTGCTGCTGACTGTCCTTGCATCTGTGCGTTTTGTTGAGCCTGCTGTTGCTGACGTTTAATGCGCTTGCCTCTGCGTACAATAAGTAGACGCTCTGCTTGGTCGATGTCTTTTAAACGACGAATAGCGATAGCATCTTCGATATCAATTTCTTTCTGAGCTAATGCCTGTTGGATGTTTTGCTCTAGGTAAACCTTGTCAGCTTCGTCCATTTCTGTACTAACAGTCACCCCGAAGTTAAACATAGGTAATTTTTCAAACTGCTTTAGCGTGCTCATAGCATGCTTACCCACAGCCTTCTTATATGTTCCGAACAGTACAGACTCCTTTGGTAGAATTTGCAAACACTTAATTACATCCTCACAAACTCTTTTGTATAAGACTAAGGAAGCGTGCGTGATGTCGTATAAGGCATTATTAGCCGAAGCTATCTGCTGCTGACGTACACCAACTAGTGAGTCAGACTTAGCCGAAGAACCATCAACAGCCTCGTTTACACCTGTTGCGTCACGAATCATACGCAGGTAGTGATTGTACAAACCGATAAGTTCGTTTACGTTACGTATTGTGTTGCTTATCTCTCTGATAGGTGGGTTTTGGAATCCTCCTTCAGGGTTTTTAGAGCGGTAGTACATTACACCTGTCTGCTCGTAGATGTCTTGAATATCCAATGGAGACAGCTCACCACCCGAACCGAGCTGAACATTGTCTAGTCCCTCGATGTCAATCATGATACCATCAGGCTTAGCCTTTGCGATAGACTGCTGAATCTTCAAGTGTGTAATCTGTAATTGGTCAGCAAACCCGATAATACTAGTAACCATAGACTTAGGCATCATGCGACGCAAGTTGGTAGCCACGATAGAGTAAGACAGAGTTGTTCTGCTTAGGTCGTGGATATTACGAGGTTGGTTGTGTTTTTTACCGTAGTTCAATAGTACGTCAGTACCATCTATATATAGACCGCCGTATAAACACATGTTCTTCATGAATACAGGGTTTCTATCGTACACAGACTGAGTAGGCATCTTGTATTCTTCGCCCTTGAAGTAGAAGCCCATGTTTCCGTAACGAGACATCTTTTCCTCGTATACCATTTCGTCTAGACCGATGTACTCAAAGTCTAGTACGTTAACTGTGTATTCGTCGTACCCGTAAGACTGACGCCCCGTACGTTGGTCGTAGAAGTTTCTAGCTACTTTAGAGCTATCGTTTCCAAATTTATTCTTTACTCCTTGACCTATTCTTTCCCACTGCTCTTCAGAGACGCTGTTTCCTGCAATTCTCTTTAGCTCCATGATTGTCATGATGCGAATCTCTCCTGCGTAAACCAAGTCCTTAAGGAATGGGTCTTCAGAGTAAGAGTGGATTAAGTGACTAGGGTCAACGTAGCGCTCAACAATACCGTGGTTAGGGTCGTTTTCACGCTTTACCGCAGCCATACCACAGACTACCAAGTCCTCTACAGCTCTACGGAATGTACTATCATTAAAGTCATTCCACTCTAGGGTTAAGTTACATGCAACCTGTGCAGCAATCTCTGCAGCAATCTTGATGTTTGTGTCCATGAATATCTCTGCCTCTTCCTGAGTGTCAGGTAGGTTGTCGATATCATCTGTTACCTGAGCTCCCAAGTCGCGCATCTCTTTCAAGAACTCCTTGTTCTCAATGGCGGCTTTTACACGAGCCTTCTTGTTCTCCTTCTCACCACGTGAGATAGGGTCAATAGCCTCTAGGTTAGGATAAGGTTTTTGAGATAGTATTTTGTTTACTACGATTTTTACAAACTTGGGAACGATAGGTACAGGAGTCCAATCTAGGTTAAGTAGCGTTCCGCCACCGCCTACACCGTCTAAGCTGTTTAATATCTGCTTGTATATCTGAGTAGACTGAGTTCCTTGAGCGTAATCTCTAGCTCTTTCAAACTCCTTCATTCTTTTCTGATACAAAGATGATGTTGACTCTGTTCCACCCCATTGACCTAGGATAGCTTTTGCGTATGCCTTACCATATCCTTGAGATAGTTTCTCTGCAGATTTTGCGGTAGGGTCAGGGAAATTTCCGTAATTCTTCTTCATCGTAGTGCGTTTCGCTCTTGATTAACTATTGTGCAAAGATAAGAAAAAATCCCTAAGCGTTCGGGTTGTATCGTCTAAAGAATGTCTTGTTACTAAAGTCTGCCTGTTTGCTTACCTTTGGTTTAATTTGCGCGGCTAATAAACAGAGTCCACTAGAGATAGTTAAATCATACTTGGTACGATTATCTATTCGAAAGCCAATCCAATCCTCTAACGTATCCTGAAGGTACATTTTACCCATCTGTCCTGTGTCTACGTTTTCTCCTACGTAGTTATGTATATACGACTCAATAGCCATTGCGTGAGCTTGTATAACCTCTGCAGAAGTAGATGGAATACCTTTTGTTTTAGACTTGGATGCACCGCCGCCTAGATGCTCGGGGCGGTCAAGCAGATACTCCAAGTACCCTCTCTCCTCAAAATAACGAGCTATACCGTATTTGTTGTTCTCGATTAGGATTGGGTAGCCGAAGTATACTGCCGCCATTAATACGTCTTCATAGAATATCTTAGCCATTGGCGGGCGGGAACAGTACTCTGCTACGAATACATTGCTTACGCCGTTCATGCTGAATTTGTTGTAAAAGTGACAAGCTCCCTTAGAGCCTCTGCCGTCTGTGGTAGCGTCAAGGTCATAGCTATCGACTCCGCCTACGCCTAGGTTTCCGTGTGGGGCTTGATAGTGCCCGTTTCGGTGCTTAGACCTAACGTTGCGAGAATCTTTTTTTGGCTGCCATGCAAGAGTCCATCTTCCCTCGGGTGATGGCTCGAATACAACCTCCGTGTCTAGCTCTCCGTTTTTCCAATGAAAGTTGCCCGTTACCACAGGGCTAGGGTACATCATATCGTTGTACTCTTTTTGCTCGTATATCTTTCCCAAATTAAACAGACTGCTTTCTACCGAGTCGCGGAACGCTTCCTGTGTAGAGAACGGGAACTGACGAGTAACCTCATTCAATTCATTGGCATCGTTCTTAAGTGCTTTACGTTCGTTGCTGAGGTAAGTCCTTGCGCCATAGTCTATTAGCTCACCGTCGGAAGTTTCAATAGCCGTTTCAGGGTCGTCAACAATGGGGTTTCCGAACTTGTCGAAGAATCCTTCAAGCGCTTCATAAGCGGGGATGAATATACGGTACAGCATAGACCGTGTACGGCCATTTGCATTTCGTTGCGTTGGGTCTGAGTCATTCCAAAGGTCTTTATATTGAGAACCGCCTTTCGCCATAGGGTTAACCGTAGAGCCCACTAAAGCAGTTCCTACAATCTTACGACCTACAATCAAACAGGTTCTGTTAATACGCCATGCTTCACGGATATCAGCAGGCTTTTCCCATTTACCCGCCTCGTCTAGAAAGAGGTAATATAAACGCTCACCATCGTATGCGTTGTTCACCGTGTTCTTCCAATTGATTATGGTATTTAAGGCTTCGCCTACTTGGGCTGTTTTATTGTTTTTAGTAATCTTTTTCGCAGGCTCACGGAAAGCAAGCTCAACACGAGGGTTAGTAGAACCATCTTGAATAGGTTTAAAGAAGAAGGGAAAGTGTCTGTACATTGATACCACCTTTTTCATAAAGACGTTATCACGAGCGTCGCTACCTGTTTTAGACATGATACCTAGTACCTTGTCCTTTACAACTGTGCCCTCTGATAATAGAGTAGCTACAGCCATGTTGGTGTATCCCGAACGTCTACACTTAGTAAAGAGCTGACCTACACATCGTGGGTCTACCTTACACGCTTCTGCATGAATAAAAAGTTTTCGTTGAAATGCGAGGTAATCCCCGTAGAATGAACCATCAATCTTCACCCATTGAAGCATGAAGTAATGCGTCCCTGTTATGTAAGTTTTTTTACCGTCAATGTAAAGCCAAACCCCTTCAGACCTACGCTTAAACTCTTGTTCGATATATGGACGATAGGTTTTTCGAAAGTTACTTGGCTGCTGCGCCCACTCATCCATAGAACGAATCCCCTTGATGGCCGACGGCATGGCTTGACGTCTCCAATACTGCTCATCCCTACTATTAGAGGAAAACAGCGTTTCATCCTCAGAGGACTCACTAGGAAGTTGTATAAACAATCCCTCCAACTCGATGATTTCACCCATCGTATCGTTAGGACATATATTGATAACTTCCTGCTCATAGCCTTCTATTCTCTTTAAACCTGCCATACCTTAGTGTACAACGTACAAATATACGTTTAATATATTAATTAAATGTTTAGACAAACTTTACAATTACTTCTTACTGAAGCGTTCTGCAAATCCACCACCAAAGTCCTGCTCCTCTTCTATAGTGCCTGTTTCCTTTGCGTTCTTAATCATTTGCTCTATGTCCTGCCTAACGACCAACAGCTCCTTAGCGTCCATTGCTGTCTGTTTTATTGATGCTAGCTCAGCCTTACGAGCAGAGCCCGTGACCTCTTGGTCAACGGGCTTCTCTATTTCTTTTATCATGTTGTTGATTGCTTCTTCGGTAGCCCTGAGTAGGTTTTCCGCTGCTGTCAACGTAAAGTTAGAATCAGACATAAGCTGCATATATATAGTTAGGCTTCATGCGGAATACTTGAGAGCCGTCAGGCAAAGTAATTCTGTAATCAGCGTTTTTGGAGTACATTACTAAGTCTCCAACCTCTAAGCCTAGCTCTTCTGTTCCTGCGCTAGGGTGCAGAACTACGGCCTCTTGCTTCGCTTCGACCAACTCAGTCCCTAAGAACAAGCCGCTATCGCTTACAACGTCAACCTCTTTGTCCTCTGTGGCCTCTAAGATTATCCAATCACCTAAAACGGTAACAGAGTCATCCTCATGTATAACCATATATGCCTGACCGTTAATCTCGGTTGGATGCCAAGCTACTAAGTAGTTATCTTCACCAAGACCGTATTTTTCAGGCTGTTGGTTTACGTGATGGTGGAATACCAAAGTGTCCCCAATCTTAACTGACTCAGGTAAATCAGCCTTAACGGGGAGCGCTTTGATAGTCCCATAAGATACACGCCCCTTGAAGTCATCCCAACGGGTGTCTTTAATAAGTTCAATCCCTGCTACCTCTAGGGTGTCTCCGAACAACTTAGGGACGTGCACTATGAAATCGTATAATGGTCTCATTCTCCTAGGTCTATATCGTATTCAACAATAACAGGCATATTCTCGATAGCCTTCCATAGGATTACCCCATCTTCGTTTTCTACATATATAAGGTAGCGTGAGCGTCCGTAAAGTTGCTCTGCGCGTCCATCTACTGCAATGGCGTGGATTTCCCCACCACCGTATACTTTTTGCCCTACGACAAAGGCGAACCCATTCTTTGGGTCACGACCTGATATAATTTTTCTAATTGGCTGCTCCATCATCTTCTGTGTTTTTGTTAATGAAGTTCATCCAATCCTCTGAAGTCCAATCCTCCGTGTCACGCAGGTCTGTAGGTAGGGATGGTGAATCCATCTGTTGGTAATACTGCACAGCAATAGACAGAACCTCATCGAGCTCCTCTTCGTCTACTACCACGTAGTCCAATACTGTTTTTAACTTAGCTTCGTTGTCGTCTCCATTGGTGTAGATACCACCTATAAAGCAGGAGACCCATCTATCTTCGAGGTCGTACTTCTGTACAATAGCCTTCAGGCCTTCTAGCTTTTCTGCTACTTCCTCGAAAAACTCCTGTGGAGCTTCTTGATAATTGTCCATTATTTCTGTATATTTAATTTAATTGGGTTTATACCCATACTACAAATATACAAAATAAAATGCCTAAGAGCAAGCTACATAAGAAGAAGCTAAACCGCGCGTTCCTACCGCTGCAGGATAAATACGTTAAGAGGAATTACCTCAAGTATTACAACCTGTCAATCAGGGATATGGTAAAGTATACAGACTTGTCAAGAGCTGAATTAGAGTTCCTTATGTTTGCTTACGACTTAGAGTTTTTTGA